CAGACACTGGTTGGACAGAGGGTGGCTCCCCCTCGTCGTCCCATTGTTGTAGTGTCCTGCTAAGTGCTTGTTTGAAAGCAGTTTGAATGTCAGGCATTTGAGGTTCCTCCTGTGATAAGCATGACGATAACGATGAAAGCGATAAGCCCAATGGACTGTATCGTGGTGAGTAGTAGGTCATCCATCCCCTGCTTGTCGCCAAGCAGTACGCCCTGTATCCAGTCGGACTCAGGTGTGCATTCAGGGGGTGGGGGTACGTAAGTCAAGCCGATCTTGACCTTACCTGTATCGTAGGGTGGGTTGTTCATTATTTCTCCTTGGGAGGTACATTATTTGTCCAAGAGTAGACAGTTGTCAATAGGGTCTCCAGTATAAAATATCTCCTATAAGTATAATTACTAATAACAAAAGTACTACTCTTTCAAACTTTTCCCATGGTGTCATCATTCTCCGTACTCCTTGTCTACATAGGCGGGATTGCCTGTTTGGTATCGATACTCTATGGCATCTTTCTCAGCGTCATGCTCGTTGTCAAACACACCAAGCACTGTGTGGTTGTGGTTTCTTACTACGTACTGCACCTTGTCAAGCAGTGTTATGTCGTATGCCTCGCCCTCACCAATGTCGGCTTTGGTAATGTCAAAAGCTTCAAACGCTTTGTACTTGGCGTCTTCCGCATCGTCGGCTTCGACATTTATGGTTTGCCAGTAGGACATAACTACTTGTACTTCATATTTCATTTGCTTTCTCCTTTGGTTACGTATAAAAACATAGCGAGCGTCAGGTCTGCTTGCAAACCATTGGCTCAGTTGGGGGTTATCGTCTTGCATCAGGGGTGGTGGATCCCATCCTGTCTTTCTCATAGTGCTCTCCTTGGGTTATGCATCGGGGACAAGTCCCCGATGCGGGTTGATTAGGTCAACAGTGCAGGCAGTGTTGGCTTGAACGACACGGGCTTGCGTACATCCCATTGTGTGTAGTAGCAGATGACCTCGGCAATATTGCTTGACGCAGTGTAAGACTTGGTCGCATAGCTGATGAGGCCAGACGCATCACCCTCGATCAACATATCGTAGATAAGCTGATCGGTTACACATAGCTCAGCACGAGGCGAGTAGTCAAGTGCTGATGCCTCGAAGGCGTGCAGTAACGTAGTGATTGTGTACGCAGGCATCTCGTTAAGCCATATCTCCATAGTCTCAATGTCACACTCGGTCAGAGCAGTAGCAAGATCATCAAGCTCAGGGCGAATGAAACCATCCTCATCATCGGGAAAGTCAAACGCTTTCTCGTCGTAGTTGGCGCTGTGTGCGCTGACACTTCGGGGATAGATGCCAAAGCTTGCGTTGTAGTCGTACATCTCGTCGTACTCGTCGTCCATGTAACTGCCGTACGAGCTTTTGTAGTTGTACGACTTGAGACTCGCACTTTTGTAGCTGGGTATAAGACGCGATGGTGACCACGCATACGTGTTGCTGAACCACAGATCATCGTGCTCGATACCCTGATCGAAGTTGACGTGTTGCATACGACCCTCGCCATTCATGAACACGAAGCGATTGTTGCCAATGAACTCCTCCATCATAGACACGAAGCCCGCATCGTACACAAGCTCAGGTGACGATGACACAGCGCTGTGCAAGTAGTCATTGATGAAGTGCCATGTATCTGACTTGTCCTTGTCAGCAGCATTGCCTGTGTGCAGGATGCCGTTGTGCATCATGGCGATGAAGCCCGGAATCACATCATACGGATGGCAGTTAACCATGTCAGTCTTGCCGTGCGTAGTCCAGCGGAAGTGAATGGCAATCTCACGATCGTCATTGGGTATACGCTGAATAAATGCATTGGCATCACCGAGATTCTTAGGCAGAGTCTTGGTAACCTTCAGTCCCTTGGCAGTGCCGTACATAAAGCCGATGCCGTCAGGATTGGAGGTAAAGATATCGCTCATCAGCCCGTGTGTACCGAGCAGAGTTGAACGAACCTTGGAAGACTTGCCAGTAATAATTAGACACATAATAAATTTCCTTGATGTAAAAGATCGGGGACAGCGTCCCCGTTTGGTTGTTGATGATTACTCAGAGACTGAGTTAGCTGCCACAGGGTTGTGATTCCTGATTGCAGAGTTGAAGTCGTCTTCTTGCAGACGCCACACATCGTTGTCACGCACATAGATCACATCGATAGCGCTGATGTGATCCTCGTTGCCCCCGTACGGGAACACAGCCAACTCCAAGCCGAGACACCTGAAGAAGGTGAAGTGAAGCCCGTATCGGTTAGCGTAGCTACGCATACCATCGCCATCGTCATAAGATATCTCAGACAGATAGCGGTGGTCATGCCCGTGGGCATAGCGAGCCGATGCAGAAGGGGCAAGAGGCACAGCATCGGTGCAAGTGTCCTGCGCTGGCGCAGTAACAGTAGGCACAGATGTATGTACATTGCGCACGCCGTACCACTTAGTCAACGCAGGGTACTGACCCGCCACAGTCTTGAGCCACTTGACGAACGATGTGCCATTGAGATCACGCCACGATGCGACACGGCAGAACATGACAGACGCATGAGTGAACTCGATCTGCGCAAGCAGACGTTCCTTCTTGAGCGAAGCACGGAAGATACGCAACTCGACAGTGTTGTACTTGCCGTTGTAGCTGTTGTCCATGCTAAGACCAAGACGCTTAGCCTCACGACTGCCGAGGTTGCACATGTTGACCATGCGATAGCGCTCACCTGACTTGCCCTTGACCGCAGTCTTGGGGTTGGCAAGGATGGACTGATGCTCAGCGGCGCAGTAGCTACGAGCTTGGTCATCGACAGATGGATGACGACCTGCAATCTTACGAATGAAGTCGACGTTGCCACTGCTGTTGATGAACATCAGGAACTTGCCAACAGTCAACTGCGTGAAGGCACGAGAGTCAATGTGTACGTGCATACCGCACTTGCCTGTGTTCCATGCACGATAGGCAGGATCGATCTCCCACGCTTTGAACACCTCGATGTGCTTGGCTAGACCTTGCGGTGAAGTCACGACCTCGAAGCCGTTGTATGGAAGCGAGCCGTCGCTCTTGATGATGCAGTATGCGGAACCAAGACGGCTACGCACAGACTCAGCGGCTTCGTTGCTATCGTGATCGCCAGACGTCATCTCAAGCTCGATGCCCATCGTGAACTCACCGAAGTGCGAAGACGTGATGCCCGAGGGATAGTCAAGGACATGAAGCACGTTGGTGCAGTACGACATGATCGGCTGGTTACGATCCTCTCTGTCATAGTCATCATCGTCATCATCGTCGCCCTCGCTGTCACGATCGTACGTGTAGTACGCATCACGAGTCTCGGAGTAGTACGCATCGTCACGAGGCCAGTACTCGCCGTTGTCTTCGCAGTACACCGCATCGTCATCGAAGCACGAGTCACACCATGTGTCGTTACGCACAGAGTGTGTGTTGTTCTCGTCCTCGTAGTGACCGCAGTCGCAATGCACAATGCCAAGATCCATGTCGGTGACCGCATTGAATGCATTCTCCATATGGCTGTTGGCATCGCTGTAACGACCTGACAAGTCATAGAACCTCGTGGCAAGCTCGTCGTTCGTGATGGACTCATCCCCTGCCTTGGCACGCGCAACGAGATGACCGAAGTCACGATACGTCTTACGTGCAAGAACGAATGCAAGAGCGCTGCCCTCGTAGTAATACGAGTCCTTGAACTTAGCGCATGGGTTAGGGTCTGAGTAACCCGAACTGGAGTCGTGACTCCTTGCGTATCCCTCAACGACTTTGTCGACACGAGTAGACAACATACTGCGAGCCAAACGAGGAAGCCCTCCAATACTGCGAGGCGTCAACAGAGTACGCATCATCTGATGCACATCGTAACGATCATGGCACTCGGCAACGGCGTCTCGATAGGTCATGGCACGAGGTGCGAATTCCCCCTCACCCTTGACACGATAGCGTGAGGTACGAGTCCACACAGCTAAGTTGCCTGTAGTAATCAGATCGAGGGGCTTGATGCCCGCATCCATGAACTGCATCTCTGAGTAGACGAGACGTCTACGAGATGCGTTGTACACCATGTACCGCTTGTTGAGCGATACGATATAGATGATCTGATCGAGGGAGTCAACGAAGTCCTCCATCACGAACCTAGTAATTTGAAACATATATTATTTCTCCTTGATTTGTAAAAGATCGGGGACAGCGTCCCCGAATGAACTAACACACTTACGCACTCCTAACGGAGCGCTAGTTACTAACAGCGCCTGTTGCTCAGGCTAGGGCTACCTCCATGTCATCTATTACATCGAACGAATCCACCTCGAATGTGCGATGCTCACCTTCGATTGGGTCACCAGCATTGAACACGTAGAACGTGTCGTGGTATTTCTTCAGCACCTCGTCACGCATCGAGTCGGACAACTCAACTGGCATGACTAAAGCGGTAGCCGAGAACGGATTACCGAATGGGACTTTGTATCTCCCGTGTATACGAATACGGATTACTCTCATTACTTACTCCTTGTTGCGATTAGTGATTGCATCCAATGCCTCTTCAGCACAAGCACCCCATGCGCCTGCGCTTATGAATGAGTTGGGCGCCCATTCAGGTTTACCTATTGCCTCCTTTGTTAGTTCGGCATACTTTGCAATAGCCTCGATGATGAATGCCTGCATGAGCACACCCTGCTTTGAGTGCGTCATGAGATCGGTGACCAACTCGATGTTGGTCTTGCGTTTAGCTTTCATTACTTTCTCCTTGGTTAAATGGTTTCTTCTTCATTGCGTTTAACAACTCATCGATGAAACTTATTTCACTGTGCGATGCGTTCAAGGCGTGGCATATCTCGTTGAAGTAGTTGGACTCAGGCGTGTCCTCCCAATCAAAACCATCCCAACATACCCACGATGCGCCCCAGTCCCTGTCGTACCCATAGCGGTACTTGAGCGTGAACTTGCCGACATGAATGTCGACTTCGGGTGCGTTGTGTAGCCATGCAGTTACCTTGTCTGCGTGACTCATCTTGAATACTCCGTATGACTTACCAAATATCTCTGCTGTTTCACTCATTACATTTCTCCTTGGTTAAAAACTAGATTCGGCGTACACGACTCGCCCCTTTTTCATATGTTCGAGAATCGGTGCGCTGATGGATGCATCGAACAAGCGTAGGTCACGCTTGTACAGGCGCACAGTTGTATTGTTAAAGTCCTCTTTGGTTCCTCCTCTTTTGTCATAAAGCACACAAAATATGTCGTGCAAGTCCCAGTCACTACGTGCGTATGCGACTTGCTTCCATCTGGGGTTTGCGTCATAGCGTGAGCCGACGTACGCATCGGCTGGCTTTGTAGTAACGGCACGAGGCACGCTGAGGATGTTGATATCTAATCCCATTTCATGTCTCCTCTCTTGGTGTGTAACCCATGCCATCGAACCCTGATGCGTACTGGCTCTCCTCTAGCCCGTACCTGAACCCGACAAAGCGGTACGATCCATCAGGCTTTCTGCTACAGGCGTAGAAGAACCCATCAGGTGTCTGCCATTTGTAGAGCAGAGCATTTCGAGCCCACCTTGCACGAGTCTGTTCGATCAATGCCAGCAGATCAATTTCAAACATACGCTTGGCAAGCCACTCGTCTTTCTTTAAGTCTTCGTAGTATCCCCATTCCTCCAGCTTGTAGTAGTCCATCGAGTCAGGCACTTCGAGTTGAAGGGCGGTGTACATCTGATGGTCAGTCAGCACGATGCTGTCGGGGTATGCGCTCAGTTGCGCTTCCATTAGTGTGTTGTGTTTCATTTGATTACTCCTCTACAGTTACAAAACGACTTACGTCCCAACGACCTGAGTTCACACGAGGCGAGTTGCCCGTGAGGTGATACACAGTTTCTTTGTTGGCGGTCACCTCCCCTTTGCTTTTGCCTCGGGTGTTGACAAGCCTCATGCCCATAGGCTGTATGGCTTCTACGACTTCATAGATTGCGCCTTCTTCGAGGCAGTCGTAGGTGTTGCTTGCGTCGATACATTTAACTTTCATTTTGGCTCTCCTATAACTTACTAAATCGGGCACTATCAGGATGGTGAACGGCATTGCCCAAGCGCCATTCACAGGGGAAACTAGATCGGGGACAAGTCCCCGAATGAAATTGGTTCCACGTGGAACCCCACAAAAAGCAGACACTGGTCGTCACAAGACACCACTCCAAGTCGCAGGTATGTGCTCAGTGTCAGTCAGGCGTGCAATGATTTTCAAAGCATCACGCATACGCCCTAGCGTTGCCTGCCCAACCTCAGTTGAGTTCATCTCTTGCTTGCGCTCAAGGGTCTCTATCTCTTTGCGTGTGCGTGCAAGCAGCTTGTCCCGTGCCTTTGCGTTCTGCTCAGGCGTTGTCAAACGTTGGAATGGGACTTTGCGCTTAGCACGTGTCTTGTGTGGCAGTGCCTCGAAGATGAGGGCAATGCGGGTTTTAATCTTGTCAGGCACCCAGTCTGTCCAATGCTCGCCGTTGTTTGGTAGTTGTTTTTCTATGGCTATCTGTATGGGCGTTGCATCGAGTGAGGCAAGGGGCTGAGCAAACCTACTCAATAATGTCTCCATCACCAAGATGTACGCATCGAACGCATCGACACGTTCATCGTCATCGAGATCGTATGCACGCCCAACCTTGGCATTATTGAGTTCATAGCGCAGGGGTTTGAGTACCTTGTCCCATTCAGCCTTGCGTTGTGTACGTGTGATCTTGTCGACACGCTGTGCTTCCTTCGCCTCTGCGACCTCGTCTTTGATGCGTTGCATCTCGGCTGGGTGTATGCGTTCCTTCAATAATCTTTGGTGAAGATCGTTGGGTTTGAGTTTAATGTATGCGTTGTGCATGAGATTATTGAACCTCGTATGTGTGAAATGTTAAAAAAGGAGTGATTAAATAGTTTTGCCATGCGATGCGCCAAGCGGGACACCGCATGAATGCTAGTGTACAGCGAAATGTGGCAGGGTATCTATGTAATTTCCAAAAGGGTAACGCCAAGCAAAGAAAGAAAAGTGGCTTGCTCAGGAAAATATACACACCCCCTAGAAAAGACTCCCATATATATACATATATATAAAAAGATAGATAGATAGCCAGATTTTGCGGGAACGCTAGTGTTCATGCGGTGTTGCAGGTGGTGCAACAAGTGGCAAAGTTCTTTAATCTCCGCCATCGGTATTTTACAGCACCTATGGTCTTCAATAATCTCAGATAATTGAAGATCGGGGACTGAGTCCCCGACTAAAGGTTCAGAGTAAGCTGCCTCATGCCACGACTCCACTCTTCAAAGGCTTTGCGTGACTCGAATACAACGCCACGCTTCTCGGGCGCACGCTTACGGAACACATGGATGTGGTGCTGTGATCCATAGCTGATGGTTTGGTAGTGGTAGTCGATGCCACCACGTGTGATTGTGCCTATCTCCTTGATGATTGGCTGGATTAGATTGCGCATGGTTACTCTCCTGTGATGATGAGCATTAGTTGAAAGCCGAGCAAGAACGATCCGCCAAGCGTGAGCAATGCCCACAATGGGGCAACGCCGTACTCGTTCATGCCGTTGAAGCCCACGACGATGGCTGTGACAAGTGTGAGTGAACACACTATGTGCGAGATGACTTCTGTTGGTTTCATGGTTGACTCCTTAGTCGTATGATTTGAGGTGAGGGTATTCGTCACGCAAGTCTTTGAGTTGCACGCCAAGGGCTTTCGCCCATGCTTTGCGTTTGCGCTGGAAGCACATGAGTTGTACGTCACGAAGACGGATGTAGTAGTTGAAGATATCCCTTGTGGGCATGATGTTCTCCTTAGAGTTCGGGTGCATTTTTCCAAGAGGCTTTGAACTCTTGGGGCGTGTTGTAATAGCCGTGCTGATTACGCAAGGCAGGGTTACTCAGTATGTCTGTCATGTCTGCGAGTTCGCAGATGGCATAGTTGATATCCACGCAAGAGTGAGGCGTGGTTGCAAGGGTTTTAATTGCTAGGCGTGCCTTGTTGCGTGGCATCCCCCGATTGCACAAAACCCTGACTGCTTGGGCTTTACTGAAACAGTAGCGCAAGGCATTAGTGCCGTTGTATGCGCTATGACCTACTCGAATGATTGGCATGATGTTCTCCTTATGGGCAGGATCGCCCCGTAAGCACAGCACGCTGTGCTTACAGAGTTCCCTCTTAGCGAATGATTATTGACATGGGGCGGTTGTTACGGCACGCCTCACGATATGCGTGGAACATGATTTGTCTGATGAGATTAAGGTTGCTTTTGCTCATGATGAACTCCTTGAGATTATTGAGTGAAATGGATTGGACATAAAAAGAAACACCGCAGGAGCCTCGCCCTTGCGGTGTTCTGGGAGATCGGGGACTTGTCCCCGAATGAGATTATTGAAACGAAACCGATGCACGCAGTTGCGTGAGTAATGCCTTGAACTGCTTCTGTGTTAAGCCTGCTTCAATAATCTCGTTGGTGAGCTTCTTGACAAGCTTTGCGGGTACTTCGACTGCGTTACCCTCATCCGCACCACAGATGAATGTGACTGTGCGACCAAGTGCCTTACGGCACGCTTCGTATCCGTCAGCATCTGAGTTGAGAACCATCCTGCCTGTGCCTGAGCCTTCGCCCTTGACAAGCTTGATATCCCACACGCTAGCGAACACGGGCAACAGCAATGCTTTCACACTCTCTTTAGACTTGCGACCATATTGCTTCTTAAGCGCAACACGTGCAATGTCCGCTTTCGCAGATGCGTCACTCTCTGACTTGATAGCGACGACTTGACTTCTAGTTGATACTGCCATGATAACTCTCCTTGAGTTTGATTGGGGACAAGTCCCCGATTGGTTGTTGTGTCTCCGAGGGCGATCTCCCTCATTGACAACTCTAGTTTACAAAGTATGGGGGAAAATAAACTTGCCTAAAGTCTGCAAGGATGGCTGTGGCGTTGACCCCACCCTACCCCCACAACCCCTATATAGGGCTTGCCGATGGATAGGACATAAACACTGTTCCACACCCGCAATCCAAATTTTCAAAAATCACGATCCAAAAACCAAACACCCCACCCCCCATAAAATTTTAAAAAATTCCCAAGGATCAATGTCAAACGTTGGACATTACAATATAAAAAAAGCCCCACCAGCGTCAACTAGTGGGGCAAAGATGGCAACAATCCATCAAGGAGAAGCAATGACTTGCGCCATTACCGAAAAGAAGTGTACACTAACACCAACGAGGCAACAAGTGCGACGCCAGCACTAACCCTACGCAATGCTAGAACATTTGATTAACGGCGAGTTTCATCCAGAGGTGGTAGACGCCACCGCGGAAGTGCTGTCTTTTGAAAAGGCAGACCCGACTACAACCATTGACGCCAAAGTCAAGACGGCTGAGTGGCTGAAAAACTTAGAGCTTGAGGACGAAGAGATTGAGACTAAGGCGGAACAAGAATCTGCCCGTAAGTCTTTTGCTTCTCTCGTGACAGGCCAGCCTGTTGGTAATACGCAACAAGCGCTGGCTAACTTAAAGACTCCTGCTGCAGTGCAGCATTTAGTTGGGATGCTGACAGCCTACGATTGGGCGTTTGTCGAGCAGGCCAAAGAACTGCGGGGCTATGCAGTGGCTCAGATCCTAGAAGAAGTCAAACATCCAGACGCACGGATTCGCTTAAAGGCGCTAGACATGTTGGGTAAGGTCACGGAAGTGGCGCTGTTCACTGAACGGATTGAGGTCAAGAAGACCGAGATGTCTGACATGGAGCTAGAGACACGGATCAAAGAGAAGCTCAACAGATTCATGGGCGTAATTGATGTGGTCGACGTTACAGCGGACAAAGATGAAGCCTGAGAACTTCACCACCCTGAGCAAACTTGAGCTAGAAGCTATGGCAAAGGCTTTGCCGCACTTGTCCAAACAGGAGAAACTGGAGCTTTTTAACGATTTGGACTTACGTGAGTCCCGCGCCAACCTGCAGGCGGCTAAAACAAATATGCTGGGGTTTGCCACTGCCGTGTACCCCGGCTTTAAGATTGGCCCCCACCACAAGAAGCTAGCAAAAATCTTTACAGATGTGGTTGAAGGACGTAAGAAGCGGGTGATTATCAACATCGCGCCTCGTATGGGTAAGTCTGAATTCTCGTCCTACCTGTTCCCTGCGTACTTTTTAGGTAAGTATCCTGATAAGAAGATCATCATGGGCACGCACACTGCGGGCCTGTCTGAAGACTATGGCAGACGTATACGTAACTTGATTGATTCTGATGAATACCGTGAAGTTTTCCCCCAAACAATGGTGGCAGATGACCAAAAGGCTGCCGGTAAGTGGTCTACAAGCGCTGGCGGTCAGTACTATGCTGCTGGTGTCGGGGGCGCTCTTGCTGGTCGTGGTGCTGATCTGTTCGTTATTGACGATCCTCACTCGGAGCAGGACGTAAAGTCTAACTCTAGACTTGCGTTTGATACAGCTTGGTCTTGGTTTCAGACTGGCCCACTACAGCGTTTGATGCCGGGTGGTGGGATTATCATTGTGATGACCCGTTGGTCGCTGTTAGACCTGACTGGGCGCCTGATTGACTACCAAACTAAGAACCCAGAGGCGGTTCCATGGGAAATTGTGGAGTTGCCGGCCATTTTGAACGAGAACGAGGACAACGAGAAGTCTTTGTGGCCAGAGCAGTGGTCACTGGAAGCGTTGAAGTCTACAAAAGCCAGCATTGACCCGCGTTATTGGAACGCGCAGTACATGCAGCAGCCCACATCTGAGAACTCGGCCATTGTCAGCCGTAAAATGTGGCGTATTTGGGAGCCGGATGACCCACCACGGTGTGAATACATCATCCAGTCATGGGATACGGCGTTTGAGACCAAGAATACATCCGACTATTCAGCCTGCACAACGTGGGGCATCTTCTACAACGAGGAAGAAAATGACTCGCCCCAACTTATCCTACTGGATGCGTTTAAAGATCGCATGGCTTTCCCTGAGCTTAAGGTGGTGGCGCTTAAGCAGTACAAAGAGTGGGAACCAGACGCGTTCATTGTGGAGAAAAAGGCGTCCGGGGGGCCGCTGATTCAGGAACTCAGGGCGTTAGGCATACCTGTGCAGGAGTTCAGCCCATCAAGGGGCAACGATAAGATGGTGCGTGTCAACGCGGTTGCGGATTTATTCAGTTCAGGTAAAGTCTGGGCACCCGACACACGCTGGGCACGAGAAGTGATTGAAGAGCTAGCCGCGTTCCCAGTTGGGGAGCACGATGACTACGTGGACACGACAACACAGGCGCTGCTACGCTTTAGGCAAGGCGGCTTTATCAGTTTAGACACCGACGAGAAAGATGATCTTGATCTCTTTCGCCGTAGGAAACACGAATACTACTAGGAACACACATGGCAACGAACATCGACAAAGCGCTGTATCAACAACCTACGGGCATTGATGCGCTGGGTGAACAGGAGTCTCCACTAGAGATCGAGATCGTTGATCCCGAAGAAGTCACCATTGGCATGGACGGTATGGAGATTACTCTCTCGCCCGGAGAAGACGACGGCGAAGAAGGCTTTGACGATAACTTGGCTGAGTACATAAAAGACGGTGCTCTGCAGTCGTTGGCTAGTGACTTGGTGTCTGATATTGACAACGACAAGAATGGCCGCAAGGATTGGGAGAAGACGTACGTTGATGGTCTGAAGCTCTTGGGCTTGCAGATAGAAGAACGCACAGAACCGTGGAACGGCGCATGCGGTGTGTTCCACCCCATGATTACAGAAGCGGTTGTGCGCTTCCAAGCAGAGACAATCACTGAGACGTTCCCAGCCCAAGGGCCTGTGCGTAGCAAACTCATCGGCAAAGAAACGCCAGAGATGAAAGAGATTGCGTCTAACGTTGAAGACGACATGAACTACGAGTTGACGGAAGTCATGACGGAGTACCGCGCTGAACACGAGCGCATGCTCTGGTCACTGCCGGCCACAGGCTCAGCGTTTAAGAAGGTGTACTACGATCCCAACTTGGGACGTCAAGTCTCTATGTTTATTCCTGCGGAAGATATGTATCTGCCGTACGGTACAACGGATTTGGATACTTGCTACCGCATCACGCACGTCATGCGCAAGACCAAGAACGAGATCATCAAGCTCCAGCAGGTTGGCTTCTACCTTGACATTGAGTTGCCTGACTCGCCCAAAGAATTGACAGACATTCAAAAAGCCAAGGACAAAGAGACCGGCTTTAGCGACTTGAATGACGACCGCTACACCTTGTATGAGTGCCATGTGGACTTGAACCTTGAAGGCTATGAAGACGAAGACGACTCTGGTGAAGAGACCGGCATCATGTTGCCGTACGTTGTCACGTTGATTAAAGGTTCTAACGACATCCTGTCAATCCGTCGCAACTGGAAGGAAGAAGATGACCTCAGACTCAAGCGCCAGCACTTCGTTCACTATCAATATATTCCGGGTTTTGGAGCTTACGGCTTCGGGCTTTTCCACCTTATCGGAGGCTTTGCTAAATCCGCTACATCCCTCATGCGACAACTCGTCGATGCAGGAACACTCAGCAACTTGCCCGGTGGACTCAAGACACGCGGATTGCGAATCAAGGGTGATGACACACCCATCGCACCCGGAGAGTTCCGTGATGTAGACGTAGGCTCGGGCACGATCCGTGACAACATCTTGCCGCTACCGTACAAGGAGCCAAGCCAGACGCTGTTTAACTTGATGCAGACTATTGTTGATGAAGGCCGCCGGTTTGCCGCGACTGCTGACATGAAGGTATCTGACATGAGCGCACAAGCTCCTGTTGGTACAACGTTGGCGTTGTTGGAGCGCCAGTTAAAGGTGATGACTGCGGTGCAGGCTCGTGTGCACTTTGCCCTGAAGCAAGAGTTCAAACTCTTGAAGAACATCATCCGCGACTACACCGACGCTGATTACACATACACACCCGAGTACGGCACTCGCAAAGCTAAGAAAGTCGACTACGACTTGGTGGACGTAATCCCCGTGTCAGACCCCAATGCTGCGACCATGTCTCAGCGCGTTATCCAGTATCAAGCAGTGATTCAGATGGCGCAGATGGCTCCGGACATCTACAACTTGCCAGAACTGCATCGCGGTATGTTGAACGTGTTGGGCATTAAGAACGCAGAGAAGCTTGTGCCAATTGAGGACGATCAGAAGCCAACCGATCCCGTGCAGGAAAATCAAAATGCACTCAAGGGCAAGCCAATCAAAGCGTTCTTGCACCAAGATCATGCCGCGCACATCCAAGTGCACATGCTGCTCCTACAAGACCCGCAGATTCAACAGTTCATTGGCCAGAACCCGCAGGCCCCTAAGATCATGGGTGCAATTACTGCGCACATTGCAGAACACGTCGGATACAAAATGCGCCAGCAGATCGAGCAGCAGTTGGGTATGCCGTTGCCTCCTGAAGACGAGAAGTTGCCACCACAAGTGGAGATCGCGTTGTCCGGCATGATGGCGCAAGCGGCGCAACAGGTGATGATGCAGAGCCAAGCCAAGGCTGCACAACAGCAAGCACAGCAACAGATGCAAGACCCCGTTATGCAGTTGCAGATGCAGGAACTCCAACTCAAAGGTCAGGAACTTGAGTTGAAGAAACAAAAGATCATGATGGACGCTGCTGCCAAGGCCGACGCACAGGCTTTGAAAGAGCAAGAAGTCAGCGGCAAACTGGAGTTGGAAGCTCTTCGCACAGGCGCGCAAATCAAAGAGAGCGAATTCAAGCAACAGTTTGAACAAGAACGTGCCGGTATCCAGATGGGTTCCGACATCGCAAAGAGTAAAGCCCAAATGGAGTTACAAGCGCGTACTGCTGCGCTCTCAAATAGTAGGAACCAAGGTTCTAGAAAATGATCCAAGACTTCGTACGCGTATTACGTGAAAAAATACGCACTGACATGAACAACTATGCCGATGACTTGGCTGGGGGTTCGTGCCGTACTTTTGAAGAGTATCAAAAACTTTGCGGGATTATTCAGGGTCTAGCCCTCGCAGAGCGTTATCTAATTGACCTTGCGCAGAAAGTTGAAGAATCAAATGAGTGATGTTGATTTATCCCCCGGTGCTTTTGCACTGCCTGAACCCATCCAGCCTCTGGATGCTCCTGAAGCTACTGACGAGC